CTTAACAGATTTCTTTTCTCCATTTATGGTTGTAGCAAGAGATCCTAGACAATTAGCAGATCCTGTGGTGCAAGTTAAGAAAACAGATTTTAGATTCAATGTTTTAAACCCCCAAAGAGATTGGGCACGCCAGCTGAACAAACTTTGCAGTAATAAAGATTACCTGAAAACTATAGCAAATTATGCTAAAAGTCAAATTGCTACAGGACGTTGTCCACTTATACTAGCTGAGCGTGTACAAATGTTAAAAGATTTACAACTACTAATACCTGAAAGTGTATGTTTAATAGGAGAATCCAATGAATCAGTTAGAGAAGACGTTCTTCAAAATGTGGGAGGAAAGTACAAAGCGGTATTATCTACAAGACTATTTGATGAGGGTATTAGTTGTCATAGGCTTGACACTCTTTATCTTACTTGTCCTGGCAATAATCCTATAAAACTAGAACAACGTATTGGAAGAATTATAAGAGAGCATGAAGATAAACAAATACCTATGATTGTAGATTTTTGGCTATCAGGAGCTATAGTAGCAAGACAACAAAAAACTAGACTCGATTGGTATAAACAACGTGGATACTACATTCTTTAACTGGTATGAAATAAAATTAAGGGCAAGAAGAGATAAATCAGCTATATTGATATTGACTTTTGCCCAAACTCCGTTATATAATACAAGAACAACTAAAGGATTAATGAAAGTACTAAAAATTAATCATATTCCAATTCACCTGTTTGTGTCAGGCATTTTGGAACAGAAGACTGAGAAACTAGTATGTCATTATAAAACCAGAGAACCTATGAGCTATATAAAGAATCCATATTTTTTAACTCATAATATATCTGTAGATAAGAAAATAGAATACTTGCAACTTCTAGCAATGCGAAGAATTAGTGAGAAACAGAATTACATAGCAAAAAATTATGTAATAAAAGATATTGTAAATCCTTATATAAAATATGAGGATGATAAAATATCTTTTCCACAAGAGTTCTCGGTTTCGAGAACGTCCTACACATAAGAACCAACGTTCAACATAGGAGAAAACAATGGTAGCTTGGGATAAAGCAAAAGGTAAACAGTCTACAGGTAGTGGACAAAGAAGAGAAATCCAACGACTCACAATGAGTATTGGTGATACTAAATTAAGATTAGTAGGCGACGTAATGCCGCGTTACTGCTACTGGGTAGTAACAACAGAGGGTAAAAAAATGCCTGTAGAGTGTCTACAATTTAGCCGCGAAACAGAGTCATTTGATAATAGCGCACAAGATCCTTTTAAAGAAATTGATGATGCTATTTATGCAGATAAACCACAATTTTCATATGTTTGTAATGTAATTGATAGAGCAGATGGACAGATTAAACTGTTTGATCTTCGTTCTACTATTTACTCACAAATTGTAGATTATGCTACTAATCCTGATTATGGAAATCCCTCAGACGATGATAGTGGGTATGATCTTACTATTAAGAAAGAAAAAACAGGCCCACTTCCTCAAAATGTTAAATACACTTGTATTCCTGCACGTAACAATGCAGCACTAACAGATGCGGAAAAAGGTTTAGAATTATTTGATCTTAGTAAGATTTATAAACGCCAAACATATGAGGAGCAAAAAGAATGGCTTCTTAAAAATACTGCTTACTTTGCCGGAGATGTCTCCGATGAATTTAAACCACAAGAGGATGTGGATGACCTAGCATGAAGAAATCACTAGCGGATATGGGATCTATTAATACAGATTCTAATCCTACAGAAAAAGCACCAACTAAAACATTTGGTGCTTTTAAAGCTGTAGAAGGTGATCAAGCTACTATTGATCTGAATGAACTTAGAAAGATGAATATCTTTTTTGCTACTCCATGTTACGGAGGAATGGTTACAGATCAATTCTTTTTATCAATGTTTAGAACTTCTCAGACATTTATGCAGCATGGTATTAATTTTAGAATTACTACACTACGTAACGAATCATTAATTACTCGTGGACGTAATATTCTAACTGCTATGTTTTTAGAAAGTGATTGTTCTCATTTAATGTTTATTGATGCAGACATTGAGTTTCAAGCAGATGATTTACTTAGAATGATGGCTTATGATAAACCTATTATGGCAGCAGCTTATCCTAAAAAAGCTCTACCAATTCAATATGCGATTAATTTTAAATTTATCAATCAAGAAAAGAAACAAATTAGAATTGAGAATGGTGCAGTTGAAGTACTGGACGCATCTACGGGATTCTTCTTAGTTAAGCGTGAAGTAGTTGAGAAAATGATACAAGCCTATCCAGAACTACATTATCGTAATGATTCTAATATTGATGAAAAGTTTAATAAGTATTGTTATTCATTTTTTGATACGATACATGATCCAGAAGATAATAGATATTTATCTGAAGACTATACATTCTGTAGAAGATGGCAAAAACTTGGTGGTGAAATCTGGTTAGATCCTAATACCAAACTTAACCATGTAGGCACTCACTCTTTTGAGGGTGATATTACTAAAATTATATCACAAAAATCTAGTACATAATTAAATCTGGCTCCTGATACTAATTAGGAGCCAGTTACTATCAGGTGTATCATGAAAATATATGCTAGAGAACTTAAATCATATAGTCTACATATGGATGTGTCTTTAAAAGAGGCGCATTTTATGCATTGGTGTGTTAAAGGACATTTAATACCAGATGAATGGCCAGATCATGACATAGTAAAAATGTATGACAGCTATTTTAAAAGAATATGGGGAAATCATGAAATACAAGTATACTCTAAAGAATCATTTGAAGAAGCATGGCTCTTAAAAATAGACGTAGATATAGCCAGCAAATAAACTATATGGAACTACGTTCCCCGCTGTGGCACTACGTGCCAACGCAACATCATATAGGCGACGCGTGTTCAATAGCTTTTCACCTGCGGTGTAACTTTGTTCACTTGCTAGACAACTAAATTAGCATACTTTTCTACGAAAGGCAATATTCAATGACTAAAATTTTGTGCTCTGCAGATTGGCATATCCTACTACACAAGAAAAAAGTACCATACACTTGGCAAATGTCAAGATTCAAAAGCATGTTTGCTAAACTGTTAGAACTTGAACATGACTGTGATGTTCATATTATAGCTGGTGACATATTTGATAAAAAACCAGAACCAGATGAAATCTGTTTGTTTCTAAGCTATATCAATTCAGTCACTATTCCCACCTACATCATTCCTGGCAATCATGAAGCCACTAGAAAAGGAGAATCTTTCTTTGAACATTTTACCGAAAGAAATGCTATTAAAAATGAGAACGTACATGTTTTTACGAAGAATGGACGCGCAACTGTGGGTAAAACATCATTCTGCTTTTTCCCGTATGGTGAGATGCAGATCAACAATTTACCAACATATATCGAAGATGATATTTTGGTTACGCATATCAGGGGTGAAGTGCCTCCACACATTACACCGGAATATGACTTTTCCTTACTCTCCCCTTGGGGCTTATGTTTACTTGGTGATTTACACTTTAATCATCGTTATGGTGACAGCAACTGTTACTATCCTGGCTCTCCGTTGAACACTACGTTTGACAGAGATGATAAGCGTGAGTATGGAGTAGATATTTATGATGTGGTTGATTCTCACAATTATACACGCACATTTCATAATCTAGATTTACCTAAGTTGCTACGTCGTAAGATTACAGTAGGTGAAGATATGAAGACAGATGCTAGACATCATGTAATATATGAAATTACAGGATCGCTAGATGAACTAGCTTCTATAGCCAATTCAGATCTATTAGATAAGAAGATGGTAGAAAAACCTGCAGAAGATTCTACACTTGATCTTAAGAATAAAACAATACACGAAGAGTTAGAAATATATCTAGATCATATTAAGGTAGCAGATACTGACAAAGTGTTAACGGAGTTTAAGAGTATATATGCAAATTGACTTATCACTTAATAGAGTATATTGGGAATATATACAAACTAAAACACATCTACGACCAGAATTTGACTATCAATGTTCTTCATTTATACCTAGTATGGGTTGTAGAGTAACTGCACCTGAGTATAGACGTAGAGGAGAATCTTTTAAACAAGATTTAGACTCACTAGTAGCTATGTTTGCTAAAAAATATAGTGATTATAAGTTTGTGTTAGCACTAAGCGGAGGTATAGATTCAGAAGTAACAGCTGAATCTTTTTATACACAAGGCATACCTTTTAGAGCTGTTTCTCAAAGATTGTTTGAAGGTGTAAATGATTATGATATTGGATATGCTGCTAAGTATTGTAAAGAACGATCTATTGACTATAGCATAGTAAATCTATCTGTAGATAAAATGATGAGTTATACAATACCTGATGCAGTAAAACATGGACAATTTACACATTCTTATTCTCAAGTAGCACTAACTAATTTATATGAAGATGTTAAAGAAAATGAGATTATTGTATTTTCTGGTCATAATCCTGATTTTCATAGAAAGATAGGTATAGGATGGTGGGAAGACTCTCCTAATATAATTAAGTATGCTATTGCTAAAAAGCATAAGTTCTTTACCTTTACATCACTAGAGCCTATATTTTGTCACTATGCAGCCGCCTTTGACGACACACAACCAGGTGACAAGAATAATGACTTTATTTACGAAGCATACCCCCAACTAGAACGTAGAATCAAAATGACAGGTTGGGAAAAAAGTGCTAATATTATACCTATACTAGAAGATAGATTATTTTCAGTACACAATAACCGTAGGCAAACATTTATTACGTGGGATAAGTTTACTCTAAGATATTTAAGAGAGTTATTTAGTAAACAAGCATTTAAGGACACATACTATGAGTAGTATAGTTTTAAAACAATTAAAGTTTTCAAATATGTTTTCCTATGGAGAAAACAATATAATTAATTTAGATACAAGTCGTATTACACAGCTTACTGCCCCTAATGGTAGTGGTAAGTCTTCTATTGCTATGATTATACAAGAGATACTATTCAATAAAAATGTAAAAGGAATCAAGAAAACTGATATTCTTAATCGTTGGGTTAAGGGTAAATCTTGGAACGCTGCACTAACTTTTATGTGTGACTCTAGTGATTGTGAAGTTATAGTTACTAGATCAGGAGCGCAAACTAAAGTTAAGTTTGTAAAAGATGGAGTAGATGAATCAGAGCATAAAGTATTAGATACTTATAAAAAAATATCGCAAGTTGTAGGTACAGATTTTGAAGTATTTTCTCAGCTAACTTATCAATCATCTACTGATTTATTAGACTTTCTTAAAGCTACAGACACAAATCGTAAAAAGTTCTTAATCAATTTATTCAATCTAGAAAAGTATATTACCATAGGTGATAAGATTAAAGCTAAAACATCTGCTACAGAAAAAGATAATATTAAGTTACAAGGTGAACTTAAATCAGTAGAAGATTTTCTTAATAGCACTTCTATTCCTGATAAAAAAGTGTCTGTAACTATACCTGAAGTAGAATCTTATTTACAACAAGAAATTGGTGTTTTACAGCAGGAAATTAAAAATTATAATGATATTTGTAAAAAAATAGATAAAAATAATTTGTATATACAAGAATTTGAATCTATCAAGTTTGATGGAGCAATAACTAAACCAGAACTTTTTATGTACTATGATGAATACCAAACTCTTAAGCATGATTTGGCAGTTCTTAATTCAGAAATATCTGCCCATAAAAAAGAGCTAGAAAACTTAGATCTAACTTCTCACTGTACTATGTGTGGACAAGCTATAGATACTACACATATTGAATCTATGGCCACAGAGCTTAGTAAACAGATAGTAGATAAGTCGTCAGTACATACAGAAGCTATGAAAAAAGCTAAAGTATGGTCACAGGAAATTAAAAGTATAGAAACAGATACAAAAGAATGGGAGATCAACCAAACTAATATAGCGCGTTGGGAAACTTTACACAGTGTTATAGATAGCAATTTAACTACTGAGTATCCAGACGTAGACACAAGTAAGGAACGTATTAGAGAACTAACAGTAGAGTATAATCTACAGACTAATAACAATAATAAAGCACAGGCTCATAATGAATCTGTAGCAGCACATAATGCTAAAGTAGATGCTCTTATAGAGCAAAAAAAGGATTTTACAAATAGACAGACTGCTTTAAAAGATGATATATTAGTTAAATCAGACCAGATCAATGCGTTAAACATTCTGAAAAAAGCGTTTAGCACATCTGGTATTGTAGCCTTTAAACTAGAAAATCTAACAAAAGAACTAGAAATTGCAATTAATCATTATCTATCTTTGTTAAGTGATGGACAATTCCAAGTAGAATTTAAATTAGACAAAGAAAAGTTAAATATTGCAGTAATTAATAATGGAGCTTCAACTCCTATTGAAACGGTATCTGGAGGAGAATTTTCTAGAATCCAAACATCCATTCTATTAGCTATTAGAACTCTGCTTTCTAAACTTGGAGGCAGTAGTATAAATCTTTTGTTCTTAGATGAAATTACTGGTGTGTTAGACGATGAAGGCAAAGACAAATTGATTGAGGTATTACAACAAGAGCATGATCTAAATGTGTTTTTAATATCTCATGATTTTACCCACCCCCTGATAGACAAAATCTCTATCATTAAAGAAGAAAATATATCAAGCATACAGTAATCTCAATCCGTTGTTATTACTGTTCTAAATGCGTTTAGGAGAATAAAATGATTGCACCTGGAAAATTTCCAATTAAATTCGCTTTTAAGAAAGAATTTAAAGAACAACTAAAAAACAGATCGGTAAATTGGGGCTTTGGTGGCCTATCAGAATTTACATACTATCGTACGTACGCTCGCAAGATGGAAGACACTGGTAATCTTGAGACATGGGCAGATTGCGTAATTAGAGTTATGGAAGGATCGTTCTCGATTCTTAAAACTAACTCAGTATCCTCGTATATTACATGGGATGAGAAGCGAGCGCACAAACTCGCAGAAGAAGCAGCAGAGAGATTATTCGAATTTAAATGGATGCCTCCTGGTCGTGGATTGTGGATGATGGGTACTCCTTTCATCTGGGATAAAGGCGGAGCAGCTCTTAATAATTGTGCATTTGTATCAACAGAAAATATCGACGCTGAAATGTCTAAATCATTTGCTTTCCTTATGGATATGTCTATGGTTGGCGTTGGTGTAGGTTTTGATACTAAAGGTGCAGGAAAGATTGCATCGCATGTTCCAGAAGGATCACCAGAGCTAGTAAAAGTAGAAGATTCTCGCGAAGGATGGGTTGAAGCTATTTCTTGCTTAATTGATTCGTATATGGACGAAGGATCAGCACCAGTACAGATTGATACCAGTGAAGTAAGAGCCTATGGAGAACCTATTGTTGGGTTTGGTGGTGTAGCTTCTGGTCCAGAGCCACTGATTCAAGGCTTTAACGGTATCAAAGGTATTTTAGAAGCCAGAGCACGCTCTAATAATCCATTAATTACTTCTGTGGATATTACTGATATTATGAATATGATTGGTAAAATTGTAGTAGCTGGTAATGTGCGTAGAACTGCTGAGATTGCATTTGGTGAACCAGATGATACAGCATTTATGCGTATGAAAGATTGGCAACAAGCTGGTGTAGAAACTGGCTCAATAGCTCCACTAGAACTCAAAGACATAAGTGAAGAAGATTATGATACATACAATAATGACTGGGATGCAAGAGGTAAAATTGCAAAACAGTATGAACACTATGAATGGTCATATAAGTTTGGTGGATGGCGTTGGGCGTCTAATAATTCTATCTTTGCAGAAGTAGGTCAAGACTATACAGAAGCAGCTAAATCTATTGCTATTTCTGGAGAGCCAGGATTTGCTTGGTTAGAGAATATGCAGAAGTATAGCCGTATGAAAGATCCTGCAGACTGGAAAGATAGACGAGTCCAAGGCGGTAATCCATGTCTTGAACAATCTCTTGAATCATATGAACTATGTTGCTTAGTAGAAACTTTTCCTGCTAAACATGAAGATTACTGGGATTATCAACGCACACTGAAGTTTGCTTATTTATATGCTAAAACAGTTACTCTTATGTCTACTCATTGGCAAGATACAAATGATGTCATCAAGCGTAATCGTCGTATTGGTGCATCACAAAGTGGTATTCAAGAAGCAATTCTTAAATTTGGTCGCCGTAAATACTTAGATGAATTTTGTGATCAAGCATTTGACTATATTCAGTATGTTGATAAAAAATATTCGGAATGGATGGGTGTACCTTTATCCGTTAAATCTACATCAGTTAAACCATCAGGAACTGTATCACTAGTAGCTGGAGCACTTCCAGGTATTCACTATGCAGAATCAGAGTCTTATTATCGTACAATTAGACTTGCTACCATCTCTCCATTAGTAGAGATTCTTGCTAATGCAGGATATAGAATTGAACCAGCAGTTAGCGATCCTGTCCGCACTGTTGTAGTATATTTTCCAGTTCTACATGAAGTTGGAACAGTAGCTAAAACATCTGTATCCATCTGGGAACAGTTTGCTAATGCTGTAGATTTACAGCATTACTGGGCTGATAATCAAGTATCTATTACTATTACATTTAAACAAGATGAAGCTGATCAAATTGCTCGTGCGTTGTCTTGTTATGATTCTCGTCTTAAAGGTGTATCTTTATTACCTTTATCTGAGCATGGATATGCACAAGCACCGTATACTCCTGCATCTAGAGAAGAAATTACCACATACGCAGAATCATTAGGAGCTCTTGACTTTACCTTACTAAATCATGAAGGTGATAATCAAGATGCTAACAAGTTCTGTGATGGTGATGCTTGTCTAGTATAACTTCTCCATGTCAAAAAGTGTGTACTCTCGTAAAGGGAGTATGCACTGGCTGTGGAAGAACTCAAGACGAAATTAGAGAGTGGTTTATAGCCACAGATAATAGAAAATTAGAAATATTAGATAGGATAAAAAATGTATAAAGTATCAGCATACTTTAAAGATTATAAGGTTGTAGAAAAGTTTTATAACTTATATGATGCAATAGATTTTAGAGATAGTGCTGATGCTAACTATCCTAGTAAAGTAACATTTGAAAAGGTAAAAGATATGAGAGAACATATTTATGACACTTGGAATAGCGTTATGGACGCTAATATCAATCCATTAAGAAATATCCCTAATCTACAGGTTAGACATTTAATTATGCAGATTCTTGCTTGGATGTGGGTAAGCGTATGCTCAATGTATTTAGGTAGTATCATGTTTTGGGGTATTAATGCGATTGCGCATACACTACTACTTGCGGCAATTGTAATTACTGTGGGTACATTTGATACTGCACAGCGTAATCCAAAGCTTTTTAACAAAATTAAAAGAATTGACGGCTATAATGGTCGGAGGTTGAATGGCGAGCATGATTGATCTAAATAAATATAAAGAGTTTGTAGACGGTGTAACATCAGAAACATCTAAGTCATTAAATGATACAAGAGATAGACTCACTGAATTAGAAGATATGGGACTTCCACATCCTTCTAGAATTTTAACTGGTGCTATCGGAATTAGTGGAGAAGTCGGTGAGTATAATGAATTAGTTAAAAAACTAATGTTTCATGGTAAGCCGTATAATCAAGATTTTAAAGATCGACTAGAAAGTGAACTAGGAGACATTATGTGGTATTGGATTCAAAACTGTTTAGCATTACACTTAGATCCTAATGAAGTGATAGCAAAAAACTTTGAAAAATTAAAAGACCGTCATCCTGATGGAGAGTTTAATCCCCGATATGTGTCCGATTCAGGAGTTAGTATAAGTGGAATATAATTCATTTGAAGAAGTTATGAAATTGATTGATAAAGGTACAAAATAATGAAAGCAACTATTTGGAGTACACCAACTTGTAATTTCTGTGTTAAAGCTAAAACAACTCTAAACATACTTAAAATTGATTACGAAGAAAAGATAATTGGAAAAGAGTATACCAAAGAGCAATTTTTAGAAGCAGTGCCCAATGCCCGTACTGTTCCACAAATTTTTATTGATGATAAGTATGTAGGAGGCTATAATGAGTTATTAGATTTTTTAGAATCTGATACTAATTAAAGGAGACTCACTACTTGGGTAACGGAAATAATAACGGAAATAACGGCAAGACACAGCCACTTAAAAAGGTGAGAATAGACGATTTACTGACATTCTCACCTATTACAGATAATCAAAGAAAAACTTATGAAGCATATAGAGCAAATCAACACCTACTACTTCATGGCATAGCAGGAACTGGTAAAACATTTTTATCTCTATATTTAGCCCTAGAAGAAGTACTAGACCCTTCATCAGATTATAATGATATATTTATAGTAAGATCAGTAGTATCTACTAGAGATATAGGTTTTCTACCTGGTGATGAACAAGAAAAGGTATCCTTATACGAAGCTCCTTACAGATCTGTCTGTGGGGAGCTTTTTGGTATAAAGGATGCTTATGATGCACTAAAACAACAGAACAATGTAAAGTTTATGAGCACATCTTTTATCAGGGGCATAACTATAAATGATGCTGTAGTGATTGTGGATGAATGTCAGAACTTGAATTTTCATGAACTTGATAGTATAATTACAAGAATAGGTAAAAATAGTAAAATTATATTTTCTGGAGATTACACCCAATCTGATCTTACTAAAGAAAATGATAAAAAAGGTATTCAACACTTTATGAGAATACTTAAGTGTCTAAAAGAATTTACTGCTATTGAATTTGGAATAGAAGATATAGTAAGAAGTGATTTTCTTAAACAATATATCATAGCAAAGTATAATATGCAATCTAATGGAAACTATTAATAAAAAGCTATAAACCTATTGATAGACATTATAGATCTTTAAAAAGAAAGAGAGCCTCATAATAGATGGCATACAATAAAAGTAAAGCTAAAGGTTCAGCATATGAACAAAAAATAGCTAACTTATTAAGTAAAGAGTTTGATGTAGAGTTTAGAAGAGTTCCATTATCTGGAGCCATAGATTATCTAAAAGGAGATATATGGACTCCCCATGATACCGCATGGTGGCCATATTGTATTGAGTGTAAGCATTATAAAGAGATTCAATGGAATAACTTACTAACCGCTAAGACTACTAACATATTTGGATTTTGGGAACAAGCAGTGCGTGAAGCAGAAGTAATGAAAAAGAAACCTCTACTACTATTTAGATGGGATAGATCTAAAGATTTTGCAGCATATGATGATGATACAGAAGTTGATGACTATATTGAAATTTCATCTTTTGGACACAAGTTTAAAATATCTAGATTAGATGACTGGATTAAAGCAGTAAAGAAAGCTGATAAGTTACCTAAGTATAGGGAAGAGAAGTGACATAGCTATTGCTAACTTGTTTTATATTTGTTATATTTATTTATAAACACAGGAGATAAATATGACTAAATCATGGAATGATCTTGCAGATGTGCAAGAAACTGACTACTCAGACCACAACAATCTACTAATTATTGATGCAAATAATCTATCATATCGTTGGCTTCGCAGACCGAATCATGCATCTTTTGCAGATGACTTTATTCGTACTATAGAATCATTAGCAAAGTCGTATCAAGCTAAACGTACTATTGTATGTTTTGACTTTGGTAAAAGCTATTATCGCATGGAAATGCTAGAAGACTATAAAGGAACTCGTACAAAATCTGATGATCCTGACGAAGTAAAACGTTTTGAAGAGTTCTTTGCAGTACTTAATTCTCTCCCAGATGAAATTCATGATGAGGTAGTAAAGTTTCGAGGTGTCGAAGCTGACGATACTCTTGCGTGGATTACACAGAATCTATCACAGAACTACAATCATACTTGGGTTGTATCCTCAGATAAAGATTTACTTCAACTAATTAAAGAAGACGTATCAGTATTCAATATATTCGGACGTAAAGAGGTAACACTAGATAGTTTACAAGAAGATCTAGAACTTACACCTGCCCAGTTTATGATGTCTAGGATTATTGAAGGAGATAAAGGCGACAATATTATAGGTATTGAAGGTATCGGACCTAAACGCGCGCAAGGGTTAGCTAAAGAGTATAAAACTTTAGATAATTTATTAGCAGCTTTACCACTAAAAGGTCGTGCTAAATATATACAAAATCTAAATGCAGGTAAAGAAAGATTAATTAGAAATGAGAATCTAATTAATCTAAAATACTGTGAAGACGCAATTCTAGCAGGTAAAGAAGGAGAAGAAGCTCTTGACCGATTATCAAATCTGTGAAATTGATATTGAAAAAAGTACTACAGCAAAACACTTAGAACAGATATATAGTTGCGAATGGGGATTTAATCAAAATTCTACTATAGATCCTTTTTTTGTGTTAAGAGCTTGTATAACTAAATCTGTGTCTTTTCCTGTAGGAAAGATGATTCCTATCCCTACAGGAATATATCCTCAAATAAAAAATCCTAATTTTAGTATAGAAATTACATCATTTAGTGATTTAGTTTATGAACAGGGTATTACATTAGCTGATGGAATATCTACCTGTGAGTATACATTTAGGAATGAGATATGGTTGTTACTTCAAAATAATTCAGAACAAGTACAAACCCTACAGCCAACTCAAAAAGTTGCAACTTTTTCTGTAAATTATAGGCCACGAATGGTAATAAATTACGTTGAGCAGATAGAAGATATTGCTTGGAAAAATTCATCAGCTAAAAATTATATTCAAAAAATTAAAAAGAAAATTAGTCCTGAGATATATGATCTAACTCGTAATAAACCACCTTTAGAAGATATGAACTATAGTAGAGAAACTGTAGAACTATATAAAAATGGAGGAATAGGTACTGTAGGATTAGACAAAAATGTTACAATGATAGATTTAGTACAAGAAGATGAGATAGAAGAAGTAATAGGAGTAAAACCAAGTGAAAGTTAAATTAATGGGTTATACCCAGACAGTGCCCGAAACCTTTATTGGTATTGATAATCTACAGGATTTTGTAGCATATTGTGCAAGAGTATCGAATCCAGCTAATCAGATGAGTAGCGCAACAGCTGAAAAATTAATTAAATATTTAATTAAACATAAGCATTGGTCTCCTCTTGAAATGGTATCTGCTACAATGGAGATTGAGACTACACGAGATATTGCTCGTCAACTTCTTCGTCACCGTTCATTTTCTTTTCAAGAATTTTCTCAAAGATACGCTGATCCTGCAGATATGGATGGCGTATTTGAAACATCAGAAGCAAGATTACAAGACACAAAGAATCGTCAAAATTCTATTGAAACTGATGATGCTGAACTACAAGCACAATGGAATATTGTACAAGAAGCTGTTATACAAGAAGCAGAAGAAGCGTATGAGTGGGCTATTGAAAATGGTATTGCTAAAGAACAAGCTAGAAAAGTATTACCAGAGGGATTAACTTTATCCAGATTATATGTAAATGGTACACTTCGTTCATGGGTTCATTATATTGAGCTACGTAGTGCTAATGGTACACAAAAAGAACATATGGAATTAGCTAAAGCATGTGGACAGGCTATAGCAAAAGTATTTCCACTAGTTAAAGATCTTTAATGTCAGTAGGTTTTCTTACTCAATACTATAGAGGACTAGGACACTCTCAGCGTATAAAATTTATTGCTGAGAAAACGGCTGAGTATACTGATGTAGTTATTATGGATCAATTATTTAGACCTCCCATTGAGTATTCAGTACCTCATATAGCTTTTTTAGGAGACTATACTTTACCTGATATTAATAAAGTTTTTCAATTTATACAACAACCAGCTATGATTAATTTTAGGATTCGACAGTTTATAGAAACTATTGAAAAACATAAAGTAAAGGTACTAGTATGTGAAGGCTTCCCTTTCTGTAGACAACAATTTGCGCATGAATATTTTAGATACTTAGAAGAATGTAAAAAACGAGGTATAAAAATTGTTATATCTGTAAGGGATTTTCCTTGGGACGAGCCTCATCATAATCAACTGCAAGACTGGGTATTATATACTCAAAATATAGTATGTAAATATTATGCTGATTCTTTACTCGTACACGGAGACAAAAGAATACTACCTCTTATAAGTGATAGAACTAGACAAGCTAATTCTGTACAAATTATAAAAGATATTGAACATTTAGTTAAATATACAGGATACGTGTGCGATGAAAACCAACCTGCACATAGCCAAAAAGATAATAATATATATGTTAGTACAGGCTTAAATAAAGATGAGGCTGTAAGTGTATTTAAGAAAATAGCTGAGATAGCACATCACTACCCTGATCATAAATTTATTATGCCTATTGCTAATAAGTATAATAGTATGGGAGGTAGAAAAAATAAAAATATCTATTTAGTTGAATATGTACCTGAATTAAGAAAAAAATTAACAACTTGTGCAGCATATATAACGTATGGAGGTTATAATGCAACAGTTGAAATACTAAAAGGACAAATTCCCTCTATAGTGGTACCAAGACAGAGTGGTAAAAAAATGGAACAGTTTATACGGGCTTTTACATTTGAGCCTTATGATTTTTACAAAGTTCTTACTCTACAAGAGTTTAATAATATTAAATCAACATTAGATAAGATACTAAACGGATATAAACCTAAACCTTTTGAATTTAATTTAAACGGGGCATCTAATACTGCAAAATTCTTATCGGAAATGCACAATGGACTTTGAATACCTTAAAAAACAAGAAGAAGTATGGAAAGATATAGTTATTAAAGGTGAGATGTTAAACATAAAACTTTTAACAGAGGAAGCCAAACAAGATCTGCAAAAACGAATAGCAGACTTTTTAGTAATAAGAAAAAAATCTATTGAATTAGGATTATCTACTTTTGAGTTTAGAGAAAAAGAATATAGTACTAATGAAGAAACTAGAAATAGAGCTATGAATAGCTGGTCTAATGCTCAAAATATAAATAAAAGAAGAGCATTATTAGCCTATAGAAAAGCAGAAACAAATGCTTGGATATATAAAACACTTCTTGATAAAAAGAAAACAGGAATGTTTAAAGAATGTAAAAAACTAATACTAATAGGGGCAGGTATGTATCCATATTCTATGTTTGATATACATAAGAAATATAAACATATACAACAAGTAGGTATTGAAATTGATAATAGTAGAGGAATTATTGGTAGAGATTTAGTAGCTAAGTCACCTGCTAAAGATCATATAGAAATTGTAATACAGGACGGGTGTGACTATGATTATACAGATTTAGCAGAAGATGATTTAGTTTTTATATCTTGCGACGTAGATAGCAAAAAAATTATGAATAAAGTAATAAAAACGTGTAAGGCGCACATTTTTATATGTGCGCCTTATGAAAAAACTTGGCTAAGATCTTTAATACAAAATGTAAAAGTAACTAAACATACTGGAGTTACTTCTTATTCTGAGTAGTTTTACTTTTACGTTTTTTAACCTTACGTTTTTTTAGTTTAATAGGTTTTGGTTTTTTAGATGTCTGAAAAACTTCAGGTACGATTGGCATTTGCTTTAACTGTCTTTACCGTTTGAGTAAGGGGATT